ACCTAGATTTATTTGAGGAATTAAAAGACTTAAAAGGAAAAAGAAAAAAACATGCTGAAAAAATTGTTAGCCCTCCATTAAATTTTTATGGAAGTATCGATTTAATAAATAAAGTTAGTTTAAAATCTGGAGCAAAAAATTATGCTGGAAGTGGAATAGGTGGAGATAGATATGGAGTAGAGCCAATTAACATTGGAACTAATCTATTGCCAATAGAAAAAGACATAGAGAGAGCAGAGCAAAAGATAAGAGAAGCATTTATGGCTCAACCTTTGGGAGATGTATCTGATACTAAAAATAGGTCCGCTACTGAAATGGGTTTAAGACATGAAATGTTTAGAAAAGAATTTAGTGGAACTTACGAACTTATAAATACAGAACTATTAGAGCCAACTTTTATGAATGCTTATTACATAATGGATAGCAAAGGTTTATTAGATAAAACAGAAAATGAAAGTTATATAAACATTTCACAAATACAATATATTAATGAACTTACTCGTAATGCTGGAAGTGATGAAGTTGTAAATGTAATCAATTTCTATGTGACTTTATCTCAAGTGGTCCCAGAAAATCAAAGGCAATTCATTTTTAAGATTTATGAATTAATAGAATGGGCAAGTAAGAAAATGAGAGTACCACTTGATGTATTAAATAGCAAAGAAGAAATAAAACAACTAATAGCACAACAGCAACAACTAGAACAAATGCAACAAATGGCTATGGTTCAAGAAGGAATTGGAAAACGTCAAGACGTAGGTATAGGAGAAGAAATCAAGGAAAGTATGGGTGTATTTAATGGAACATAGAAATGAATATCAAATACTTTTAAATAAATTTGCTGGAAATAATGATTTATATAAATTACTAGAAGAGTGCTTACTTGAAGATGAAAGAAATAGAGAGAGTATTTATCTGTTATCTGGAGCATATCCAGAGCGAAGAAATTTAATAATGAAATTAATGACAGACTTAAAAGTTAATGAAGAAAGAGAGGTTAAATAATGGAAGATGAAGTTTTAGAAAATTTAGAGGACAAAGAATTAGAAATAAAAGAAACAGATCCAAATTTAGAAGAAAAAACAGAGGAACAGCAACAAGAAGAAAAGAAACCTTTTTCGGTGGATGATATAGAGTTTACAGAAGAATATAATTTAGGTGGATATGATTTTTCCAAATTCAAAGGAAGAATAGATGAAAGCTCTTTACCTTATATAGAAGAATATGCAAAGAGATATCAAGAGCAAGGTTTTACACAGGCACAAATTGAGTTTTTGATGGAAGAAAACTTATCAGAAACTCCAAAAGACAGAGATAGTATTATGAAAGAGTTAAATACTTCTCTAACAATGGAGGAAAAGCAAAGTTATAAATATACAGGAACACAATTAAGACAAGCACTTGATAAAAGCAATTTAGGTAAATATTATGATGAAATAATGACAAACCCTATTGCTTTCAAAGTAGTAAATGCACTTGTTAAAAATATGACTCCAGGAGCAAATGTAAGAGCAAAAACAGAAAGAGAAAGCAGAATATCAAGCTTAACAGGTTATGAAGCAGTAGAACATTTTAACAAATACTTGGCAGAAAACTTAGGTTATTCAAACAGAGAAGCAAAGCAAAAAGAATTGTTAGGAAGATTAGTAAAAGAAGAAGATAAAAAATATTTTAAAGAAGTCTTAGGACTATAAGGAGGATTAAATGGCAAATACAACAAACACAAAACAACAAATTTTTTCAACGGCAGTATTAATGGCAATGGATACTTTACAAGCAGCAGGTTTAAAGAAGTATGCTGAAAGAGGTGATGCAAAAAGTGGAGAAACTTATACTTTTTACAGAAAGAAAAAAGCAACAGCACAAGATGGAATACCATCAATGTATCCAGGGGCAACACCAACAGGGACATCAAATGGTGGAGATTTTGACAAATTTACAGCAACAATAGAACAAATTTCATCTCAAGACAAATTAAAAGAAGCTGATGAGTTAAAAACAAAATTAGATTTAAAATCTCCTATTGTTGCATCTATGACAAATGCTTTACTGAATAAAGAAGATAACAAAATCTTAACAGCAATAAAAGCAGCAGGAACTTTAGGAACAGCAGGAACAGGAACAAAAACAGTTGATGATGTTACTAATATAAAAGCTTTGATAGCAGCAGTAAGAAGAAGTCATGTATGGGCTAAATGTGGGCTAAACCAAAAAAAAGGTGTAGCTATTGCAATGAATGAGGCAGATTATACTATCTTATCAACAGCAGATATTTTTATAAATGGAGATTATTCCGCAGCATTTGGTGGGGGTGTAGGAGATGTTCCTCTAACTTTCTTTGGAGCAGAAATAATAATATCAGAAGAAGTAGAAAAAGGAGCTTTCTATATAATACCTAGTTATACATTTGGTTTTGCTTCTTGGGAAAATTCAGTTGGAACCGACAAAGTTTTTGTTCCAACTGATGGGAGACAATGGCATTTACAAGTTTATGAAAGTGTTGGAACAGTAGTAATAGAGCCAACAAAGATAACAAAATTCACATTTAAAGTTTAATCAATAAAGGGGTAAGGGGATATAAACCTCTTACCTTTTTTTAAAGGAGATAATATGGATTTTAAAACAGGTAAGCTACATAAAATTATAAGAGAATTTAAAAAAGGAAATGGAAGATATGAAATAAATGGTATTGACTTAGAAAATACAGTTTTTCTATATAGAGAAAAAACAAGTCCATTTATTCCTATTCCAAAAGGTAATTATAGAACTGTATCAGATGGTAATGAAAACACATTGATTGTTGATGATTATATTAATAATAAAGCAGTTGAATTTCAAATAATATCAATTTTTAATGTAAATGCTTCTAAATATTTAGAGAAGTTTCCTGAGTTAAGTATGGCTGTAGAGCATACAAACAAAATCGTAGATGATATAAATAACATAATAGATTATTTGAATAGTGTAGGAGTAAAAACTGATAGTAAATATCAAACGCAGATACTAACACCATTAGAGCCTTCATCGACTTGGTATATGAATGCAGATGGAGTTATAGAAACTTTACCACTTGATGATTTTAATAAAAAGTTTAAAGAAATTATAGAAAATATAAGTGAAACTGCTGATGAAAAAGCTCAAGAACAAGTTAGGAAAAGGCTTGAAACATTAAAAGAAGAAATAGAAAACTTTAAAAATACTAAAACATCTGAGATTCTAGAGAATATAACAAAGAAAGAAAATGACACATTAAAAGAAATTATGGAAATTAGAGATATTGCTAAAAATGAAATAAATACTGGAGTGTCATCAATAAATGAAACATCTTCAGAAGTTTTAGAAAATATAAAAAGCCAAAAAGAAAATTATATAAATGAGATAACTAACATAGGAAACACTTCAAAGAAAGAATTAGAAAGCAAAATGCCTGAAATAAACAATAAATTTAATAGCATTGCAGGTGGCCAACTTAACCCTAGTTTTATTCAAGATGTAGGAGAAAAAAGAAATGGTCAATTTTACTTAGATAGAAATACAGACAGATTATATAAATGTATAAAAACAACATCTAGTACAATTAATTCTGCAGAATGTTTCAAAGATTATTCATTAGAAGCTATTATAAAAAATCTTGAAAGTTTAACAGAAACTGGTAGTAATGAAAAAGGAAGTTGGTTCAAAGATAAAAGAACTGGATTGATTATACAATGGGGATTTATAAATTTAACTGTTACAAAGCAAGATTATGAAGAACACTTTATAGATTTACCAATCCCTTTCCCTAATAGTTCATATAATACATCTGCTGCAAGAAATTATCACTACCATGATATAAGTGATGGTAAATGGAGTTGTGTTCCTATTTCAAACAATAAAATAAAAATTTTAACATCTGGATTTACATCTAATTTTGGGAAAATTGATGGATATTTTTGGATAGCGATAGGGAGATAATTATGATTTATATTTACAAAAAAGATGAATTAATAGATACACTAAATTATGATATTAATGAATTTAAAAAAGAATGGTATCCAAATTTTCAAAAGAATATGAAAGTATATGATAGAAAATTTGAATATCCTATTTTTGAAAATGAAGAACTTAGAGAAATGTCTAAGGAAGAAAAAATTAAAAATGGTATAGATGTAATTTTAGAAGAAGGTGAAGTTATTGAAAATAAAAATTTAATTAAAATATCTCAGCCAAGTATATATCATAAATGGATTGATAAAGAATGGGTATTGAATTTAAAAGAACTAAAATTACAAAAAAGAGAAGAATTAAAACAAATAAGAACATCTAAACTTTTTGAAAATATAACTGTAAATGGAGATACTTTTCAAGTTAGAAAAGATGATTTAGAGAATTTTTGGGAAGTAGATTATATGTTAAAAAAAGGAGAAGTTACAGAAACAGATACAAGAAATTGGGTATTATCTGATAATACTATAAAAACTTTTAAATATTCTCAATTAATGAATGTACTAACTGAATTTATAAAAAGAAAAGCTACTATTTTTAATAAATTTACAGAGCTTTCAATAAAATTAGAATTTTCTAAAAATATAGAAGAAATTGAAGCTATAAAATGGCAATAGAGAAGTTTTAAATCAAAAGGCATATTCTTAATTAGGCTATATATTTTAAAACTCCTATATTAGCTTATTATTTTAAAAGGAGGAGCAAATGTTCAATTTATCAGATGTAAGTTTGGAAAAAATGAAGGGAGTTCATCCAAATGTTGTAAATTTTATGAAAGAACTTATAAAAGAAACTCAATATGATTTTAAGATTACATGTGGAGTAAGAACTGCGGAAGAACAAAATTATGAGTATAGAAAAGGAAGAACTATTTTATATGATAATCAAGGAAATAAATTAAGCAAAGTTACTTGGTGTGATGGGTATAAATTAAAATCAAAACATCAGGTAAAAATTGATGGATATGGCTATGCTGTTGATATAGCAGTTTTGG